CTACCGAAGGTTTAGTTCAACAGAGGTATGATCGTCCATTACAACGTCAAATTGCACAAACGGAAAAATATGCTTGTCTCGCTGCACTTCTTTCCATAATCTGGCCATCTGTGCGCCTGCAACAATCGTATCATACTCAGTCTTCAGATATCGGTTAGAATCTCCGACGACCTTTTCCGCTTCTTTTTTAAAGCTATTCCAGGGACGCAGTTTTCCTTCTTCATCCAGTAATAGATTAGAAAGACGCTTAGCATCATTATGGTTCTTTGCTACTGAGAATTTCCAGACGTTATTTTTCAGGATCTTGCGCAGCTCTTCATCCGGACTATCGTAATCAATCTGATTAATAGAATCTGCAAATTTCCCAGCCATTTTCTGAACCGATGGTTTGTGATAGCCTTTTTCCGGGATATCTTTTTCTTTGTAGATATCCCGTATAAGATCTTCCCATTCGTTAGCCATGAGATCCGCCCAGTCCGGCTGTGGCTTGTGCGAAAGCTGGTGTCCATGCGAACAGATATGCAGATACTCATTTTCGAGCTTTTGCCAGTCCAGCTCCTCGTATAAATAGAAATCTACCGAGGAGCGTGGGCGAAAAAATTGCGAAGCATACCAAATACAGAGAGATTTTTAGCTTTTACTTTTGTACGCTTTCCTTTTTCTTCCTTAGGATCTGAAGGATCTTTTTTCTTTTCTTCTGGAGCAGGATCTGGATTATTAGGATTATTTTCTGGAGCTGGGTTTTGTTTCTCTCTTTCTCTCTTATTGCCTCTGGGCATTCCGAAAGTATCATAAAAAAAAGAATCATCCACGCCGTCTTCAGTGATGTTATGTACCTTCTCAGCAATATCCATTTTTTTCTCAGCGCTTAATTTTTCTTCATCTACGGTTTTAAAGTATCCATCTTTTACCGGATAACCTCTTTTCTCTAATAGTGGTACCAGACGACGATTTAAAATCCGTCGACACATTCTTTTATCAGATTTGGTCAGCTCATCCTCAGTTCCTTCATGGACTTTTCCTTGTGCTAAGCTGCTACCGTCCTTTGTTGTCATTGTCTGAGATACTACACCGATCAAAATTTGTTCGTCACAGTATTCCAAAAAACCACGATGAAGGCCATTTTTTCCACCTTCTCCAGAACTTCTACCGATTGTTTCTACCTTACTTTTATTGCTGGTTACGATGGAACCTCCAGCCCCTCTGGAGGCAAAAGCAGTTTCCATTTCTTCGCGCCCGGTATCATCATCTGGATCATAATAACCTGCCAGAATATCAATACCGAAAAGCTCACAGAATTGCGCATAATCAGATCCACCGTTACGCTTAAATATTGCGTGTGGTGAAGTTTTCCAGAAAAGTCCCAGATCATTGTCTTTTCCCAGATTCAATAAATACTCATCGTTTTCATACGGAATCCCCACTTCATCTGTAAGATCGCGTTTAATAATTTTCTTTACTGTATCCAAATTCTCCCGTGGTACAGAGTAAACACTAAAACCTTCAGGGCTAAAGCCTAATTCTATTACGGATTTTCCATAAAATATGGTAAGCATTATTTCTTGTAAAAGTTCTTCAAATTCCGGGGTGTCTATAAAGTCAGCCATTTCGACTACCTCTTCACCATCACTTAAAAATACCCAATCGGCATTTGTTACCTTTCGGATACGTTTATCCACGGCATCCGAAAGTACAGTGTCTATTAACAGATTATTATAGAGACTAACAAGACTATTTCGTTTCCCGCGGTCAGCAGCACGTACAGCACTCTTCCAGGTTTCGATATTGGCAGCGTCTCTTTTGGGAGGTTGTACGACCAGTACCTGGCTTAATTTAATATCCTTTGATCCTCCGCGTTTTTCTTTAGCCTGGGCAGCTAATGTTTGAGTTCTTTTGTTCATGGTTAGTAATAGTTTTCTCGTTTAGGGTTTGAGGTCATAGTAAAACTGGTAGTCTTAGTATCTTCTTTTTTGGGAAAGGTTGTCGGCATACCTTTGTATACTTCATTTAGCCAGCCTTTAGCATCCTGATACCGGAGCTTTTTATCTTCATAATCGATGGAAGGGGTTGAGAGACCGATCAGCCTCCATATGGCTATGTCTTTAATATATTGTAGCAGAAGAGCGCTGCGATCATCTCCTCTTGCAGCGAAAATGGCTGCGGTATCATAATGCTTTGATAATTTTGTTTCAGCGTATTCTACGGCCATATCTATACATGCCAGGGCTATGGTTTCATCATCCCGGATTATTGCTTTTATTTCTTCGTCATAAGCATGGGTACGAAGTTCCTGAGGTGTTAAAAATTGATTCATACCCTTATGCTATTTTTTTATGAATCATTATATCTTCATAAGCTGAACTGTAATTAACAGTGTTTTTTGTGGATACAGTGATAGCATCAGCAAAAGGACTATATCCATAATTATTGGTATGCAACCAATTTAAAAGCTCAATGATTTGGCTTTTATTGGAGGTGAAATAGAAGAATGATTTTCCTTCAATCGTTTTTAATACATCCAGATAATGAATTAATGACCAGTATTTATCATCTGTATAAGTTTTTACATCTGTTGATAAATAAGGAGGGTCAAGTAGAAAAACAACATTATTACAGTCTTTGTATAATTCAAATAATTCCTTGTAGTCTATTGAAACAATTTCAACTCCCTGAAGATACTCTTCAGCAGAATAATCAACTACAGGGACACGACTATAAAAAGTTTGTTTTTCTAAATCAGCTATTGAATTAGCATAGTTTCCTGAGAATAAAATAGATGATGATATGGTTATATAGTCTACAAAACCAGATTCTTGTTTTATTCTATCAATAATTTGTTGTCTAATAGGAGCATCTATCTTCTTTTTTAAAGGTAATCCTTTAACTAGGCTTTTAATGTCTTTAATAACTGCATTTGTTTTGTCAATATTTTTTAATCTTTCAGAATAATTATCAAAATCATTATAGATGACTTTTGCATTTGGATGAACACTTTTCACCGTATGACTTAGAAGACCAGAGCCTCCAAATAGATCAACGTAAATAGCATCTGCAGGAAAGTCCTGTAATGCTTCTTTAAACTTTTTTACAAAATTTCTTTTTTGTCCTTGGAATGGTAATGGGGCTTTGTTGTAATTTTTCATGGTTTTATTTTTTTAATATCGTTTTTGGTTAGGTTTATGGGCATATACTCTTATCGGCCCGGTACTTTCTTTGCTTTTGTGATTAACACGCCATACGCCACCTTCTACGGCATCGGGGCCGTCATCATGAGCGCGGCTTTTGGGAGATAAAGCCAAAAACTGGAATTCCATATTTTTCATAAAGGGTTTTCCTTTCAGCTCTATATTAAACACCAGTTTTCCGGATCGGTTCAAAGGCTCTAGATTTGCCTCTATACGGTAGAATTTTTCGGGTTTTTTCCGATCGTCCGGCTTTAATGATAAAGTTCTTTTATGCCTTTTATTGGCAGCCTTTATTTCTTGTTTAAGCATGTCGTCAATCCACGGCCATTCAATCCAGAAATACACCGCGGTACGGTCAGCCACATAATCCAGAATCTCAAACTGCCAGTCCAGCATTTTAGCTGTACTGGTTTGATCGCAGGCTACCCAGATCACGTGGTATTCGTCTTTCCATTTTCCTATTAATACGGTAGCTTTATAGTCATTCTTTTTTCCAGATTTATAGGAAGGGTCGGTATAAGCAATCAAAAATTTATACTTATGAAGTGGCTGCATTTTGCCGTAATTGAGCTTAGCGAATACCTTTCCTAATACAATAGGATTATTGAAATATTCTTTCTGAGCAGATGCCATCGAAATTTTTTTCAATACCCGGTCGATCATTTCTTCTGTATTCTTTGCTGGCCAGGAACTCTTTCCGTTTTCATCACGGATATTGACGATCTGGTAATAATCTGCCATTTCTATGGCTTTTTTCATGCAGCAGTAATCCGCAATGATGTTTCCGTTAAAGATGACCAGCAAAGGGTTTGAAATCGAACGTGTACCATATAGTGCCTGCTCAAACCATTCCCATTTTTTATCTACAGTATCCGGATTTCTACAGTCTTCGTCCGTGTCAAAGTCATCCATTACGATCATATCCGGACGTACCTCCTCATTTCTGGCACCCCTTGGGGCATTACCAGAACCTACACCAATAAACAAAGCGCCGCACTGAGCAGTAAACTGATCTTCCCGCCAGTGACCGTGGTTTTCCTGCTCCCCGTAATCGTTAATAATTCGACGGTTCTTTTCAAAAGCCATTTTAATGGGCTTTAAAAGCCTTACTGCCGCTTCATTGGTTGCAGATCCGTAGATAATAAACCGCTTCTTTCCTGTAAGTGCGAGTTTGCAGGCTTCCATCATTGTACGCCCGGATTTTGAAAGCTCCCGCGACCAAGGCCGCGCCTCATAAAATTCCGGGTTATTCATTACCCTTTTTGTAGATTCCTTATGAAAGGTCTCCGGTTCGGCAGTACAGTATTTTTTAAAATAGTATTTAAACCAGGCTTCGTCGTCTGCTTCCAGGCGTTTTATTCTTTTGGCTTTTGTGTCCGGATCTTCAAAGGGATCTATACTATCGCTTTCGCTGTCTTCAGTATTAAGATTGCTGTAATACAGATCCCAAAAATCCAGAGCCTCTTTCTCCTCTCGGGTATATCGTTTCGCCATGATTACCGGAGTTTTGATTGGATATAGGCGTGTGCATACTTCCCGATTAACTGAGCATCTTCCTTATTATCTTTCTTTATTTCATTGATAAATAAGGTTAATACGTCGACAGTCTCTTTGATTCCTGTTTCATGCTCCAGATCTTTAATATCCTTTATCAGATATCGCCTCACATTTGCCACTTTAGAATCTGCGAATCTTGCGCCTTCAGGTTTAGCCTTTATAGCCTCATTGATTTCTACGAGTTCGTCCTGAAGGTTAATTAATTGCTCTTCCCTGGTTAGGATCGTATTTCTTTTATACTTCTTCCAGTTGCCCGTTGTAATCCATTCGCTTATCGTCTTCTCAGATACGCCTGTTTTTTCAGCAAGTTCTTTCTGAGAAGTAATATTTTCCTTGGTGTACAAAAGCCGGGCATGTTCCTGTAAACGATCTCTTTGTTCGTTTGTTAGTCGTCCTTTTTTTGCCATTTCTTGGTTATTAGTTTAAGCAAAGGTCTTTATATACCGGGGCTTACAGAAGTTGGCAATCTATCATACCCCCAAATCCGGGGTATGATACCCAGAATATCAGGGTATCATAAGTAGCCAACTTTCCAGAGGCTGTTTTTCGGGCAAAATTTGCAACACCGAAACGAACGGAATACACGAAAAATACCCATGAAAGCACCCTTATTTTTAACCAATGACCCAAACGAAAGAAACTCATACGGGTTCTTTGTAGATACTACAGGAATCGATCTGAAAAGCAGATTTGAGCCAAACCCTGTATGCCTTAATAATCATAATAACGATACAAAGGATGTTCTGGGTAAATGGATTGATATCGAAATAAAAGACGGCAAATTATACATGCGTCCTGATTTTGACACTGAAGATCCTGAAGGTAAAGAAGTGGTAAGAAAAGTACTAGCAGGTACTATAAAAGGATGTTCACTGGGTATTATGTTCGATCCTGCCGATATGGTCAAGGAAAACGGCAAAATTATCCTTAAAAAATGTATCCTGTTTGAAGTGTCCATCGTAGCAGTTCCTTCCAATGGAAACGCTATTGCGCTCTTCTCTATGGATGGTAAACAGCTTTCTGAAAAGGAAATCAAAACGCTTTGCCTATCCCTCCAATCCCCAGAACCTAAAAAAGAAAATCATAAAACCATGAAATTACTCACTACACACCTGCAACTCGCTGAGAATGCAGACGAAACGGCTGTATTAACTGCTGTAAAAGATATTGAAGCAAAGTTAACTGCTTCAAAAAATGAAACTGCTGAACTGAAGACAAAGTACGATGCTTTAAAGGCTGCCCAGGACGCTAAAGAGAAAGCTGAACTAGAAGCTGAATTATCTGCGGCTGTTACAGACGGTAGAATTGATGAAGCCGGAAAAGCTCACTTTCAGGAACTATCCCACGAAAGCGCTATGAAGCTTTTAAAAGCTATTCCAAAGCGTAAAAGTGTACAGTCAGAAGTTAAGGAAGGCAGTAGCGATCCTCTGGAGCAATACGAAAAGCTTTCCTGGTCTCAGCTTGATAAAGGTGGGCATTTAGCTACCCTTAAACTAAACCACCCGGAATATTACGCGGAACGCTTTAAAAAGCAGTACAACCGGGAACCTAAAAACTAATAACCATTAAAACTTAAAATTATGCCATTAGAACGCGAAATTTGGGAAGAAACCGTACAGGAAAAACTTTTAGAAGATAATTCCTGGTTACAGGCTGTTTCAGATGTTGAGGACAGCAATATTGTAAACGGTAAAATCGTTCACATCCCACAAGCTGGCGCACCATCAAAAGTGGAAAAGAACCGCCAGACATTACCTGCACAGGTAAAACAACGTAAAGATGCGGAGGTACTTTATGTTATCGATGAATATACCACCGATCCGATTCATATCTCCAATGCTGATACCAAAGAGCTTTCCTACGATAAGCGTAGAAGTATCTTGGATCAGGATGTAGAAAACCTATCTGAAGAGGTAGCTGAAGGAATGCTTACCAATATGGTAGTATCTCCAATTGGAGATAATAAAGAGCTTCCGACAGATCATATTCTATTAACCACAGGTGATCCAGTAGATGCAACCGCAGATGGTGCTACAGGGAAAAGAAAAAGCTATACTCTGAAGGACTTACAGCGTATGAGAGTATTTTTCAAAAACAAAAGAGCCTGGACAGAAAACCAGATGTTCTGCCTACTATCTGCTGAAGCTGAAGCGCAATTATTCCCTGCTGATTCTATGATTACGGCCACTTATATGGCCTCAGTAACTGAGGAGGAAAGAAGATCTGGCGTAATGTACAAAGTACAGGGCTGGAAGATCTACTCCAGAAGCCAGGTGTATACATTATCTCCGGACAAAACTTTTAAAGCCTTTGGAGCTATTGGTGAGGCTACAGATAGTGAAGGAAGCTTATTCTGGAATAAAACCAAAGTCGAAAAAGCCTTTGGAACTATGGAAACTTTCGACAGAGAAAGAGATCCACAATACTACGGTGATATCTACTCATTCTTAGTAAGAATGGGCGGAAGAGCAAAAAGAGCAGACTACGCAGGTGTAGGAGTTCTTATGCAGGCTCAGTCAGTATAAAAACTACAATTAACCAAAAAGCCTGGAGGAGCTTTTGTCTCCTTCAGGTTCCTTAAAAAACTAATAACCGTGAGAACCATTAAATATATTGTCTTACACTGTACAGCGGGAGCGCAAACACAGACAGTAGAGCAAATCACCGCATTCTTTAAGAATGTCAAAAAATGGCGTAATCCGGGTTACCATTTTATTATCCGTCCAGATGGTACTTACGTTAATACCTGCCCGATTGAAAATATATCAAACGGGGTCGAAGGTCATAACGCTAATAGTATTCATATCTCCTATATCGGAGGAATAGACAAAAACGGAAAAGGAATTGATAACCGAACTGATGCGCAGAAAGCCACTCAAATAAAGCTATTAACGGAGCTAAAACAAAAATTTCCTTCAGCTCAAATTTTAGGACACCGTGACCTTAGTCCGGATCTGAACCATGACGGAATTATCCAGCCTTGGGAGTGGGTGAAAGAATGTCCGTGCTTCGATGTAAAAGCCTGGCTAAAGTCTATCAATTTTAAAGTATAGTAAATGCCAGAACTACCGCAGCCCTTTGAGCAAGAGGATATACGAAAAGATCCCAAAGCGGTAGTAATTGGGCTTCTTATAGGACTGCTTCTTTTATGTTGTGGAGCTATAGGGTTCATCTACCGGGAAAAAGAAAAGCAGAGTGAGAGATTATACCAGGTTATCCTGGATGAGCGTAATCAGCGTATCGAGAATTACGAAAGGATGATTTTCTGGCAAAATCAAACTAAAACACTAAAAGCCAGGGACAGCTTAATAAAACAACAAACCGCACCATATGTGCAAAAAATACTACCATGACATCAAAATTAAAAAACATTATTTCTTTCAGTGTTCTGGGGACTTTTTTAGCCCTGAGCATAGGGCTTAATATCCGCCAGGAATATAAAGGAGCTGAAAAGGAAAAGCAAATGACCGTACTCTTAACTCAGGGCGGTAATAATAAAATCGTAGAGAAGTATACCAGAGATAGTATTACACATACTGTCTTTAATGAGAAAATTATTAATAACTCTACATCGGAAAAAATTGCAGCTCTGGACAGAAGCTACGCCGATAGTCTTCAGAAAGCTTTGAAAATAAGCATCGATAAAATAGACCAGGTTACAAAAGTTAACGGCAAATTGGAAGCGCAATTGGCTTTAATTTCAAAACAGAATGATAAAGGTCAGATCGTGAAAAGCCATAAGGACAAATACCTGGATCTGGTGTATTACCCGGATACGGATTCTGTTAAGCTTGCATACGATATAAATCTGAATGAAGCCAGGTACAGCCAGAGAAAATGGCTACTAGGAACAAAGCAGAATTTCATTAATGTATACTCGGATGATCCCAGGGTAACCATTAACGGTCTGAAATCCTTCAGGCTAAAGGAGAAACCTCCGAACCGCTTCGGTATAGGTCTTTCAGCAGGTTATGGACTTGCAAAAGACGGAACCACTATAAAGGCCGCACCTTACTTCGGGATAGGTCTTAACTACAATTTAATCGAATTTTAAAATCATAACAACCATGTCAAAAACATTTAAAAACGTATTCGCAGCAGCAGCCTTCGCAATTTTTAACACTCATAAAGAGTTGGATCTGATCCATGTCACTTCAGATGGTCAAGGTTTCACAAAAGATAATAAGAATAAGGCTCATGATCATGCACGTTATCTGAAAGATGACAGAGTGGAAACCTTTGAAAGAGGTTTTGAAGATACTTACACAGAATCTGAGGAAACGGATGCTTTGGAAACTGAAGAGGATATCGAACCAGATCCGGCAGATGTACAGAAAACAGAGCAGGAACAAGAAACTGAAAAGCAAACTGATTCTTTGAACTCTGGTGATGGTATCGAACCGGCAGCAGCAGAAAAAAACGCTTTAATCTCACAGTATAAGGAGTTGTACGGAGTTGCACCAGTTCATAATATCAGCTTAGAAAAACTAAAAGCAAAAATCGAAGAAAAGCAAGCTGAAGGAAAACAGTCCAGCACTGATACTGAAAATACAGACCAAAAAGAGGCTTCTGAAGATAAAGGATCTGCTGAGCAGCCAGAAGTTTAAAAGTCTTTTAAAAGCTTTTTAAAATCAAATCATAAAAACTTACAACTTAAAAACTAATAACCTTTTTAAATTAAAATTATGGCAACATTATACGGCACTCAAGTGCTAGAATTTGCACCAGTTACAGCGGATGGTTCTATGCCATTAGAGGCAGCCTGGACGGAATTATGCAAAACTTATCGCGACAGCTTCGAGATTTTGGATGATGATCCGGAAGAGGCTGATGAATATTCAGACCAGCAAGACGAACCTATTGAAAGCTTCTTTATTGCAGGTAAAACCAAAGGGAAATTTTCTACTTACGATTATGATCCTGCAACGCTAAAAAAATTAATGGGCGGTACTGTAGTCGATGGTGAGTGGGAAGAAGGCGATAAAAAACCTCAAAAAATCGCATTAAGACTGAAAACAGACAGTAAGCACCAAATCGCTTATGCAGTGGTGTCTTTATTTGCTAAGAAAAACCTGAAGGTAAAGAAAAAAGAAGTCGCTTTGGTCGACTGTACTTTCACCGCACTAAGTAAAGCTAAAATTAAAAAGTTACCGTAAACCATGAAAGCGGATATAGAAAAACAAGCCGCGGAATTATTATTGAAAAGAGGTGTAATAGTGCCAGTCACTGCACCTCTTTTATTTAGGCTATTCAGAAAAAGAATTATTAACCTGGTGGTGAAATCACCAACAGTTCTCACTTATCTGAAAGTAGCTCATAAGTTTCTCGAAATGGAGGTAGATCCTGATAGGGATATCGAATTAAAAGAAGCTTTTGAGATCTATGCAAAGCACGGAAAAAAAGAAAGCGAAATTATAGCCTTATGCCTATTAAATAATCGATTCCTATACTGGCTCCATAAGCCACTGGCTTGGTGGCTACGTGGCAAAGTTACCGAAACTGAAAGCAATTATCTGTACCAGTTAATTGTTGTATACGGCGGTGTACAGGATTTCATAAATACTATCAGATTAATCAAGACGACGAGGATGACGGCACCGATGAATCTGAGCCAAAAGAAGGTGAGTTAAAAAGTGAAAGCTTTCATAGCACTTTCGGTTTTCTGTACGTAATAGCCGAAAAAACAGGCTGGTCACAAGATCAGATATTAAATACACCATTTGCACAGCTTAACATGATGTTAGCTGATGCGCCTAAACTCATAAAAAAGAAAAAAGCAATATCAACCGAAGAGGACTTGGAAAGGGTTTTCGGAGCAAAAATTGAATAATCATGGCTAACGATAACGAGAGTATAGAAATAAAATTTGTCATTAACTCCGGTGAGGTAATGAAGGAATACAATGCTTTGGTATCCGGTTCTAAAGATGTCGACAAAGCAACGGAATCACTGAAAAACAAGTATAACCAGATGAATGCTGCCCAGGTTCTTAATGCCAAAGGTGCTAAGGACGTCAAAGAAGCCATTAATAATATAGGTGAGGCGGTTAAAAAAAATCAGTTTGATAGCTTCGGGATTACCAAGGAAAATATTGAATTGCAAAAGCAAGGTATAAAATCCCTGGAAGCTGAAATCAAACGCGCTAATAAAGAAATTAAGTCTACAGCTCCGGGAACGGAGAAGATGCAGAAAATAGAAAGTAAGAACCAACTTATCGCAGAGCTTGAATCTGAAAAGCGTGCTTTATCTGAAATGGAAGCAAGTTTAAAGTCTTTGCAAGATACGAAGGTTAAAATTATTGATCCTCAGGAAATCGCCAAACAAACAAAATCTGTAGATAACTTAAATAAAGGACTAGGTGGCACACCTGCAAAAATAAAGGAAATTGATAACGCTACCGGACAAACCACGAAAGGGGTTAATAAATTAACAAGCTCTTTCAATCCTTTGAGCAACTCAGTTGCTCAGTTGGCCAGAGAGGTACCTGCCTTTACGTATTCGGCGCAAACAGGTTTTATGGCTATATCGAATAACCTGCCTATTTTCTTTGATGCTTTAAAGCAGGCAAGTAATCAACAAAAAATTATGAAGGCGGAAGCCGTTGAATTTGCTGCTGCGCAAAAAGCCCTCGCTTATGAGCAGGCGATTTCATCAGGTGCCAGTGTAAAACAAGCTACTGCCCTGGGTAAACAAGCCGAAGCGCAGGCACTGGCTAACTCTCAATCCAACAAAGCACCTTCAGTATTAAAACAGGTAGGCTCTGCGGTATTCTCCTGGAATACATTACTTATGCTAGGGGTTACAATTCTGACCGTTTACGGTGATAAGATCTGGGAATGGGGTAAAAGTATGCTAAAGGCATCATCATCAGCAGATACACTCAAAAAAGTTACTTCGGATCTTAACGAAGCGATGAAAGAAGGCCATAAGAATGCATCTAAAGAGCTTACAGATCTGGAGCTAAGTATTAGAAAACTTAAGGATGAAAGTCAGACTAGGGAACAACGATTGTCTACAGCCGTTAAAATGCAAAAGATGTACCCGGAGATCTTCGGGAATATGAAAGCAGAGCGTATGCTGGTCGAGGATCTTTCAAAAAAATATATTGTCCTTAAAGATTCAATTATAGCAGCAGCTATGGCAGACGCTACTCGTAATAAGATTGCGGAGGCGACGTCGGAGTTTATGGACAAAGAAAAGGAAAACCTTGAAAAGGTTGGCCTTGCGAAAATAAAGCTGGCAAAAATACAGAGTACTCCAGATGATAAAATAACCGGAGGTATTGAGATAACCGGAGGAACCGGGGGCGTAGGTGCCGGATCTCGTGTAAAAAGTAAATCTGAATTAGTTCGTGAAGCTGAAAACGAGTTAAAAGTAAACAGAGATAAACGGGCGAAGGATGTACAAAACTACAATACTTATGTAGAAAAGATGTCCCAGATTAACCTTGGATATCAAAAGAAAGTCATCATCAAAACGGAGGATATCGCTACGCCCGGAACTGAAAGCCGTTATGATCATGAGCTTTCCAGACTTAAGAAATTGAAAGCTGCTGCTAAAGTAGGTTCCAAAGAATGGAACGATTACCGCAACCAAATAAAGGAAATTGAAAAGCTTGTTAATCCAAAAGCTCCAAAGAAAGAATCTAACCGCCAGATTGCAGAAATCTTTCCTGAAGGATCTATAAAAGATCTGGAGCGTCGGGTAGCACTTTATAACGAGGCTATTGACAAAGGAGTAAATGGTACGGTAAAGCTTCAAAAGCTCGATAGGTATGGGCAAAGCAAAGATAAAAAGGGTAATCCTTATTACACCGGTGAAGTGGTTTCTGATACCGAAGCCAGAAGCCGACGGGATAAACTGGAGGCAGAATTGGAGGAAAAACGTAACGCTATAAAATATAAAAGCTTTGACGAGATGCTTACTGATATGGAAGATCGTTGGAGTAGATACTACACATATCAAAAGGAATATGGTACTGAAGCTGCTAATAAGCAGTTCCCGGAACTGAAAAAACAAGCTAAATCGTTCTTTGATTTTCTGGAGAATAAAAAATCGGTATACGACAATATTATTAATAGCGGCGGAACACTGACTGAAGGACAGAAAAATGACCATGAGCAGGTAAAAAAGAAGATTGCTGAACTTCGGGGTGATAAGGATCTTCTGGATAATATTACCCGCTCTGTAGATGTTGCCCTGGCTAAGATACCTTTACTTTCGGATCAGATCGATTATTTACAGGCTGAGATGGATAAAGCCAAGGGTAGCGGCGAAAAAATGGACAAAGGTGTTTACAATATGCTTTCCGGTAAAATGGTGGAGAAAAAGCAGGAGCTTACCGATATGATGACGGATTTTATTAATACGCATCAGAGCTTTGAAGTACAACGAACCGCGATTACTTCGAAATATGCTGCAATGCGCGCGAAAATAGAAAAACAAGGTACTTCACCTGAAACTACGCGCCTGATATCTGAAGTTGAAAAACAAAAACAGCAGGAACTTGATGCAGTTAACTCCGCGGAGTATGCAAAGCAATCACTATACGAAAAGTTTTCCCAGAACCTTATGGGAATCACCAAGCGAGAACTGGCTAATCGTATAGCTTCCCTGGAGGAGTATTTAAGATTATCTAAAGGTCTTTTGAGTGCTGGACAGCAAAATTTTATAGAAGCTGAGCTAGAAAAGGCAAAAAAGCTGAAAGCAACCTTTAATGTTGGGACAGAAGAGAAACAGTTACTTCAGCAGAAAGCAAAACTGACACAAGACATTAATGATAAACGAGCAAAAGGTAACGAGGATGTTGTAAAAGAAGCTGCCGACCTTGAAATAGTTAATGGAAAGCTAAAAGATATTTTGGCTAAAAGGGCGGCAATGGCTTCAGATATCGCAGGAGCAATGGCATCCGGGTTTAGAAACATTGCCAGCGCAATCGACGACAGCAATGCCGGACTAGCAGATACTCTTGATACATTGGGCGATATTGCCGGAATTGCCCAGAATGCCGCGGGCGCTTTTGCTTCCTTTGCTTCAGGCGATATCGTTGGCGGAATCTCACAAACCTTTTCTGCCATTACGGGAATTTTCTCCATAGGCAAAAAAGCGAGAGAATCAGAAAAGAAAGCCCGCGAGGAAATGAAGAAATACCAAGATAGTATTTTTCAATCCGGTTTAGATTACCAGGCATTACTTCGCCAGCGTTTATCTGAAGAGTTAAAAATCAATGACGCTTATAAAGCCAGGATAACAAATATTAAAGAGGAAATGGCTGCCAATGCGAAGAATAAGGAATCTATACTAAGAGACCAGGAAGCCGTTTTAAAACGTCTTTTAAATGCTCAAACAGTTACCGGAATGCATACGGAAAAGTACGGAGGATTCTTAGGTATTGGCAGAAAAACCAGAGCTGTAGAAGAGCTTTCAAAGGTTGGTGATCTATTAGGGTTAAACGGTTATAAAGAAGATCCATTTAAAGGATTGTCCCCTTTCCTGAAAAAATTTATGGGGATTAAGAACAATGTTTTTGCTGATCTCCTGCCCCCACCTGAAACAATTGCTGTTTCAGATGAGCTTTTCGATAAGTTGGCAAAACTGAACGCTGAAAAGCCATTAACCGGAGATGCAAAGGCGGCTTATGAACAATTATTGAAACTGAAGGAAGAATACGGCTCTATTGAAGCGCTTAACCGTGATCTGGAAAAACAGTTAAAAGATGCTGTAACAGGAACAACAGCTCAAAGTTTGGCAGATAGTATAAAACAGGGGATTTTGTCAGGTAAAAAACAGTTTTCAGACTTCGCAGATGATATTGAAAATTTCTTACGTCAGGGCATTATCGCCGGGATGTCTGCAAAAGTAATTGAGCCACAAATACAGAAGCTTCAGGATGAACTGGCAAATATGTTAGGTGACGGTGTATTGACTGAAGATGAAAAAAAACAGTTTCAGGAAATGTATATGAAGATTGCGTCAGAAGCCTCTCAGTATTTAGATCTTATCAATCAGACAGGTCTTAATGTTACAGGAAATGTAGGCTCTGCTAATTCCTTGCAGGGAGCTTATAAGGCAGCAAGCCAGGAGAGCATCGATTTGTTGGCCGGACAAACTGGCGGTATGCGCTTGGCTCAATTAGAAACAAACCAGATTCTAAAAGCCGGAGCAGCTCAGCAGATGGCACAAACCAGTAAAATGCTGGAGGTACAGATCGACATTGAACGTAATACCCGCAGAACTGCTGAAAATACAGAGGAACTCTATGATATTAACGAAGGGATTCAGAAAGTTGAAAAAACACTCTCTTCACAGTATAACCAATTAAAAGCCGCAGGATTAGCATAATGAACTCATTAGACGCACTCAATAACAAAAACCTTCTGGATGATTTTAACCTGGTCATCCAGACAGGTACTGAAAACCTCTTAGAGTTTCCGGAACGTAAGGAAACTTTAACGAATGATTGGGCAGAGGAAAATGGTCAGGAATATGATCTGAATCTTGTACGTTTTAAAGATCAGGAGGTAACGCTATCTTGTGCTATTATGGCCAATGATGATACCGCTTTCTGGCTTGCGTATAATGCCTTCTTTGCAGAGGTAACAAAGCCAGGGTTTCAGAACCTCTATATCTGGGATCATAGTAAAACATACCAGGTATTCTATAAAAAAACCGGGGCATTTAAAAAGACTTTAAAACGTCTTAAAAATGTGGATCGGGTTTTTGTGAAATTTCAAATAACAATCCAAGTTAAAACACCATGAAATACGCAATAAAGCGAAATAACAATATAATTGCTCAGGTAGAACCACAAGGGAACGTATCTACTAAGATTATGGGTGAAGAGCTTGTAAATATGACCTTTGAATTACCGACAATGGTGAAATTCCAAATTGGCGATTCGGTTAATATTTACGGAGCAAACTACTACCTTTTGCAGGCTCCTGTTATTGAAAAGGTAAATACTAAGCATTTTAAATACTCTTTGCAGTTCGGATCAATTATTTATGAGCTTTCAAAGATTCAATTATTATTCCCTGATGCAGACAATAATTTAACTGTATCTGAAGGGAACCCTATCGGAAACGCAGATTTGTTAATTGGCCATGTGCTTAACAATGCCAATAGATTGCAGAATGGATGGACAAAAGGCACTGTTATTGAAACTGAAGCTAAACAAGTAGATTTCAGTGAAGATAACTGCCTTTCTGCCCTGGCTAAGATCGCGGAAGCTTTTGAGGTTGAATACTGGATTGACGCTGATAAATCTATACATGTTGTCGAGCGTAAAAGCGATAGCGGGTACTCCTTTCAGTACGGTAAAAACAAGGGGCTAAAGTCCATCACGCGTAATCCGTTGGACGGCTCTAATATTGTTACACGTTTGTATGCTTCAGGTTCTGAAAAGAATATAGGAGCTAAATACCGTAATGGTGCAAAACGTCTTAAAATGGATGTGCCTTACCTGGAAAAAAATACCGACATCTATAATGTCATAGAGCATACTAAAAAGTTTGATGAAGTATACCCTAAGCGTATCGGAACCGTTACCGCTGTAGATGCTAACAACCCGCTTATTTTTACCGATTCCACAATGGATTTTGATTTAAATGAGCGTGACGGAAACGGCACAACTATACTTATTCAGGGGATTCCTGCAAAGGTTACATTTCAAACCGGACAGCTCGCGGGTTATATGCTGGAAATAAAGGAAAACGGCTACCATACAGCGACGAAAACATTTACACTTAATAAGAATAAGGACGAAAAGGCAATCGAAGTTCCTAGCAACCTTATGCGTCCTAAAGTAGGCGATCAGTATATTATTACTGATATTGTTATGCCAGCTTCCTACGTTACAAATGCTGAAGCTGAGCTAAAAGTAAAGGCGCAAGAATACCTGGATAAAAACTGCAAAGAACGTTTGCAGTATACTGTTGTTTCTGATCCGTTTTTCTTCAGAGAATTAAACGTAAACATTGCCCTGGGTAATACTGTACATTTTATAGATGCAGACCTCGGTTTGGATGCAAACCTACGTATACTTAGCATTAGTAAAGATTTACAAAACCCTTACAAAGTTGCTTTCGAAATTGGCGAAGATGCTACAATAATTAGCATTGTGCGTGCATACATTGAAAAGGAAAAACAGCAAACAGCTATTGTCAAAGAGCAAAAATATAATGCTGCTGCTGCTCGTGCAGCTTATTATTTCGGATTGGAGCTTTCAGAAAAGACTTTTGATTCTGAGGGTTATTTTGATGTAACCAAAATAAAACCTGCATCCATTGATACAAAGCTTATTTCATTGGGCGGGCGTATGCAGCAGTTTTCTTTGCCGGATGTTAATTTCTACTTAGAAAATAATTACACTTCGTTACGGAATACCTCTGGGCGAATTGTTCATTTAACTATTGGTGATACTCCCAGAACCTGGTATATTGCGTCAAACACTATTTTAAATATTGGTGCAGTTTATCAGTATGTTTATGTTAAGTGCCAGCGTAACGGCACCAATGCAAACATACTGGTAACATCTAATCAAATAATGGTAGAGCAAGACCCTGATTTTTTCCATTTTGAAGCAGGCTATATTTCATCTATTCAAAACGGATTCCGTGTGTGTAAAATGACTTATGGCTTTGCCCAGATCAACCCGCAAGAAATAAGTATTGGTAGATGGACTTCACCCGTAGGAGGTGATTACATTGCTTTCAATGAAAACGGTATTGAAATTAAGGGAAAAGTAACCTTTGCATCCGATAGCCCGGCACTTAATCAGGTGCAGGAAAAAATTGATGCGGTACAGGTAGGCTCAGTGAATTTATTGGATAATACGGCATATTTGAAATTGAATCCTAATTCAGTGGGGTATGGTACTTCGATATTGATTGAAAATGAAGGTGAGAAATTTTATCGTGCAACTCCAGATTTAGGAAAAAATGTTTCTTTATTTGGAGCGTGGTTTACACTAGAAAATAACCAAGAATATGTTCGAGGTATTTATGTTCGTCATTCCGCATCGGAACCACAAGACGTTAGAATTTATAGTAATAGTTCCAATGTTGGTGGTGATAAAGTGACAACAATACAGCCCAATATATGGACATTTATTAAGACCAGTACAATAAATGGTAGTGGTAATAGTTCAGCTTTAATAATGGAAGTGGCAACACTCAATATTTCACTTGATTATAAGAAGGCAATATTAGTTAAAGGTAATAGGCTTGGTAATGACTGGATGCCTTCAGCGAATGATGTACAAAATGAAATAACTGTTGCAAAACAGAATGCTGCCAATGCTCAGAATGCAGCAAATATTGCTAATCAGGAAGCTATTGAAGCTAAAAAGGTTTTATCTGACATTGCAAATGACAACATAGTTACTGCACAAGAAAAACCTACTTTATTGCAAAGATGGAAAACAATAGAATCAGAACGACCTAAACATATTGCTCAGGCAGGTACATATAATGTCAATACAGACAATTATAATAACTACTATTTTGCATTAGCTAATTACTTGACCAACACTGGTGTTTTTGTGGATATGCTCGTCAGTACAAATGTAGATGGTCGAGAATTGGAAAATAATTTTCATAATTATTACGATGTACGTACAGATTTAAATAAAGCTATTACAGATGCAGCTAAAAATTATGCGAATACTTTAGTTGATAATATTAAAATAGGAGGTCAGAATTTAGTCAATTATTCGGCTAATCCATGGAAAGAGAATTCACCAAGTGTTGGGTTTTCAAATGCTACATTAGTGAATAATGATGGCGAAGACGGTGGATTATATGTTAATGTAACTGGAGCACCTTGTTATATGTTTGTAGACATGCCATATATGCAAGGAAAATTTATTGAAGGTAAAGACTATACTATTTCTTTAGAAGTTTGGAGTTTATGGCCTTTACTTATGGGAATTGGCGATGCCAACATGGGGAATCCATTTGATAACCCGACATCACCAGCAAACGGCGGATGGATAAGAATATTCAGAACATTCAAGTATGTAAAAACGACACAGAACCTTTTTTTGATATACTTTCAAGCTCCCGTAGGTACTAATTACCTTGTTAGAAACTTCAAAATAGAGGAAGGTAACAAAGCAACACCTTGGACGGCTTCTCAGGCAGATATTGATAGGCAATTAAAAAGGGCTCAGGATGATGCAAATATTGCTAATCAAAAACTATCAGATATAGCTTCTGACAATAAACTTACATCTTCCGAAAAAACCATTACTATGAAGGAATGGGCTGTTATTTATAATGAGCGTCCAGAACTTATTGCAACGGCATCTATATATGGAGTTAGTGCCGTAGTATATGATGGAAAGGTAAATGACTTAGCGGTATATCTTAATAATATCGGCTATTCTGATTTAAGCTATACATCTAATATTAACGGGAATGAATTCCGGCAAAAATTTGTAGATGTCTACACAGCAAAAGCAGACCTGATAAAACGTATTTCAGATACTACAAAAAATTATACAAATGCTACTACGGAAGCCGCCAAAATAGAAATGGCTAAAGATGCATTAAACAAAGCATTATCTGCTTCTTATGCATCAGGTAATTGCTTATATAGAGATGTTGACTTTAGGAATGGAATGAATGGTACAATGTTGTATAATAATGCCGGAAACAATACCAATGCATATTTATTAACATATACTAATATCTACAATGCACCTACGAGATCACCTCAGTGCCTTGTTTTTGGGTTTAGAGCTAATGGACAGCCTACAGAGCCGGGATATGGAGGCTTTACCTTTGCCACACCTACCAGAGCAAATGCGGTGTTTATTACACGTATGATAGCTAGGTTTCCAGCAGGAATTAAAATTGAGTTTGCTGCCAATCCATATGGAAATGATGGCTCATATGTATGGACAACATCACAATATGGAACAGGAAGATTTGAAGAGTATATCTGTATTGTAAGGTGTGGAGGAGATGGAAGTTTTTCAAGCATTAATTATTTTTGGTTTAATGACATGGGATATGGAAATAGAGCATTTGAAACAATAGTTGCATACGCTTCTGTTTTTGATATGACCGATGTGGACAAGTTTCTTGAAGATAGAATCAAGCAAAACGAGCAGCAAACAGCTATAGCAAAAGCACAGGCAGACAATGCTCTTGCTACTTCTAATATAACAAGTCAAAAAGTCTCATTCTTAAGTACTACTATTAATAATAACGTTGTATCAACAGGTACTTTAGAAGTTGGTGATGTCGTTGGGGCCAATGCTGGAATTACAGGGGTGACAGATAGAGGTAGGCAATCTGTTCGTGTGTATGCTGGTGCTCCTTATGCTAATAAGAATACGGCTCCATTTACTTTACAAGATGATGGACTTATTAAAATGCATCACCCTAATGGCAATAAAGGATTTGAGTTAGGTATAGTTGATGGTAAACTTGTATTTAATGTATACGATGATGTTGGCAATAAAATTATGGAAATGGGAAGCGCAGGAATTGTATTCGCAAACTACATTCCAGATTCGTGGTCTACTTTCTATTTAGGTAAATTCAATTCATCATCTTATAACCCGTATAATCTCAATGAAGTAAGCTCTTTTGCTAATGCTAATACTAAACAGGAAATGCTTAATAATCCCGGAAATATAAACGATCCAGAACACTGGTTAGTCACAATTCCGAAATCAGATTCTGAATGGGTAAATTATTCACAGTATAGTGCTGGGACTTCTTACGATTCAAATACGTATAAAAAGTACGAAGGAATTTACTACAAAGGAACTTTGCAGAAACCACAGAAACCAAACGATTATACAGAGAAACTGGCTGACGGGTGGTATTATTATACAGTTTCCACACATGTATGGAAGCAAAGGGGTAATCCCAATATGAATGGAAGGTACGAATATGCCTTCACCCTATTCAGATTGTCTCAGGGGCAACTTGTCGAGACATTGAATTATGAACTATCAGGAATCGTATAAATAACATAAACAAATAATAACAATGGAAACAACAAACACAGAAAGAACAATTATCTCTGATTATCGCCAGATTATTGCAAAAGCGATTATATCAGGAAATACGGTGACATTCAGCTATAATTATGCTGTAAATCCACAGAAAGCGCCAAGTTTAATTACTGTATCGGTGCAGCGAGGAATTACAGGCGAACAATCTTTTACGGGTAATCATGCAATGACAGGTTCCTATTTTTCAGATAGTGACACTTATGAGATTAAAGCAGTCGGAACAAAGCCCGGTGATGAAGCATTAAAGGAAAGCATTCTAAACGAATGTAAAGCAATTGTTGAAGAATTAACAGTAACAAATTAA